TTTAAAATTGTCGGTTGTATTCTAGATTCTGCTGCACAATGAAAAACAAAATCAATATTTTCATATAATTTTTTTGTTGATTCATAATCTGCAACATCTAATTTATAATAAGTTGCTTTGATATTATGATAGAAATTTTCATGAACTTGGCTAGATTCGTTGTCTATTACCTTAACTTTAAAATCTCTTCTGACTAATTCGTCAACAATATGGGACCCTATAAATCCAGATCCTCCGGTCACTAATGCCTGCACGATATACTCCGAAATAATATTACATTATATTTATAGGAGTAAACGCAATACTTAATTATATTATTTAAAGACTGGCGTCTTCCATGCCTGCTGTACGCAGTTTGATTACATTAGATAGCTGCCACTGCTTAATATCAAGTGCTTTAGTGATACCTAACCACTTGTTGCGTAACAGGGCAAACTCATTGATGATTTTTTCAAAGTCCACAACGTCAGCTTCGCCCTCTACATACTTTTCACAGTCTCTAGAGGACAAAGCTCGTTGATAGTTTTCAAGATATTTACGAAAATGCTGACTACGAAGTCTACGAAGTTCAATGTTTAAATATTCTAAAATAGCTTCAATTTCCTGCAATTGATTAAATCGCTGTTCCACGATACCTGGCATATTGGCTGCTGCTTTTTCAATATTACCCGTTATACGGCATTCAGTTTTTGCAGCCTGTAATTCGGTATTGTAATATTCCACAGCATCGGGAATGTGGGAAATGTCCTTGCTAATTTTATTATACCACATCAGTAATCTTCGTCTTCTTCGTAGTCTTCATAACTGGGTTCTTCATCGACGTCATCTTCAAGATAATATTCGATAGCTGCATCTAATTCTGCATCTGCTCCTCTGGCACCTTCTAATACTTTGTCTTTGATTCCAAAGTCTGCCAACAGATCAACATACTGCTCTGCAGCCACTTCCATTTCTTTCTTGTCAATAAACTCTTTAAAGAATAACCAAATATCGCTAATTTGATTGTCAGTCATTTACCACTGTCTCCTCTACCATAACTTCAGTTTGCGGGTTAATGTTAGAAAAATCTGTCATCACTTTGTCAAGACAGCCTCCCTCATTTCTTTCCCACTCTTTGCGATAGTATTTAATAATTTCACCGTCAGAAGTGGTAAAGCTAAGTCTGTTGCCATCTTTCTTTAATAGACCTTTTGCCTCGGACATATCTACTAGACCGCTGTAAGGATTCATGCCTGTTTCATAAGGAATCTTAACTTGTACACTTTCAAAAGGTTTTGCATAACGTGTCTTCATAATCTTACATGCGGCACGTATACCTTTAACTTCTGAAATCTTGTTACCATCCTCATCTTCTTTTAACTTTAACTTCTTCATAGCAACAACAATACTACTTGCATAAATGAAGCCTTGTCCGCCTGAAATTTTGTCATCAGGATCAAACATGTCTTGACTAGCATATGTATGATTAGTAGCGACTAAGCCAACGTTATAACTACCAAACATATTAACACAATTACGGACCAGCGCCGTAAGAGCTTTAGGCTTTCTACCCATATCACCTTTGAGATCTCCTGCTTCAAATTGATTGACATCGGTAGGTGTTAGCAACATTCCCAATGAGTCAACCACAAATAAAACTTTGGGACGTTCTTCCATGGCTTTGTATTCTTTCATAAACTCGTTTACTGTTTTAGCAACATCATCGATCATTGCCATATTAAGTTTAAGAAGTTTTTCTTCGCTGGTATCAACACCTAGTGCCTTTAACCACTTTTCATCTAAGGCATTTTCGCTGTCAATTAACACAACATAGATACCCTGCTGTTGTGCATTTTTAACAAGGTTGCCTGAACAGATAAAACTTTTGCCTGCACCACTTTCGCCAGCAAACACAGTGACTTTACCTAAAGGAATACCTCGATGAAAATCACCACTAATTAGATAATTCAATGCGTAATTACCTGTACTGATCCAATCTGTAGGATCATTAAAGCCTACACCTAATCCTTCAATGCTTTTTGTTAATGTTTTTCTAAATTTACTTAAATCAAAGGCTTTTGTAGCCATAATTATTCTCCTTGCATACTAGTTATGTTTAAGGGGCACTAGGCCCCTTAATTTATTATTGCTTTTGACGGTTACGAATCATTGCCAAGATATCTTGGGCACGATCGCCACCAGCATTACTAGTTGATGCAGTCGGAGCAGCTTGAGTAGTTGCCTTTGCAGCGTCTGCTTCAAAAGGAGCATCATCGTTTGATGTTGCAGGAGCAGACACAGTTTTAGAAGGTGCTACTGGATCACCTGTTGCGGCACCAGCACCGCTAGGCTTATAGTATTGTCCCCAACGTTCCATATCAAATGCTTCACCATCAACAGATGCTTCAAACATTTCTTTGATAACTTTGAGTTCAATTTCTGTTGGCTTCTTAGGCAAGAAGTCCTTAAGATTAAACAATCCATATTGTTTAACAGCAGCCTGTTCTTCATCATTCAGAGGACGTTCACGACGCTTCCAAGCACTAGTTGAATAGTCGGCATATCCGCCTTTGCTAGATTTAATTAAGCGGAAATCAACACCACGGACAAGATCAGTTGGCAAGTCTTCCATTTCTGGATCCATCAATGCACCCTTGATCAAGGTAAAGATTTGTGGACCAATGATAAATCTGCGAATTGGATTTTCTGGTTTGCTTTCTTCTTTGAGACCATCTTCAGCCACAAAGCCTTGGAAAACATAACTACGCTTCTTCCAATACTTTCGGCCCATGTCCTCTAGTGCAGGATCTTTGAACCAGCCACGAACTTCGCTTAGAATAGGACAAGTTTCACCATACATTTCCATGCAGGGTACTTGTACCATAGTTTTTTTGCTTTCAGATTCACCTTTGATTCCGGCAAACTCGAGCTTAATCATTGCTCGCTCAACCCAGAAAAAAGTGTTATTTGAATCGCCATCTGGGAGGAAGCGTACTGTGCTTTCTTGTCCTTCCTTCAAATTCCAGAATGGGTAAATTGAATTGTCACCACCAGTTCTTTCGCCTGTACCACGTGACTCTTGTTCTTTTAATTTTGCTCTAATTTCAGCCAAAGATGCCATAATATTTCTCCTTAATATGCCTTTGTTTGCCTATATTTGTTCTACAACCTTGTAAAACAAAAAGCGCATACGTAATTGTATGCGCTTTTATTTATGTTCGCAAGTATTATCTTGCCATAAAATAGAAGTTTTTTTACCGATTACATTCCAGCCAATTTCTTCAACTGTGCCAATAATACTTTAGCATCGTCGCCACTTAGCTTTTGAATATCAGCATCTGGAATATTCTTTAATAGATCTTTTGGGTTTAATTTATCTTGTGTTGGTGGATTCGGGACGTTAGCTCCTGGAGCTGTGGACGAAGTATCGTCTTGTTTATCCATTTTACCAATACCCATATCATCCATATTACCCATAATTCCTTTTTTAATGTCATTAATAGAATTTTGAATGTTAGCTGGATCTATTTTAGGCATTGATTGACTAGGTTTATTGACTGCGCCCATATTTTTCATAATACGGTCTATGTCCATATCAAACTCATTCATCTGAATGTTTTCAGCTGCTGGTGTATTTGATATTTGTCCGCCACCTGCCGTTTGTGCAGGATTGCCGCCGCCAGTGGCCCAATTTTTAAATTTATCCCACATACCTGGTTGCTGAGCTGGTGCAGCAGGTGCTGGTGTTGCTGCCTGCTTTGCTGATTGTTTAGGTGCTGCCATTGTTACGGCGTATTTTTTACCTTTCCAAGTAAATTCTTTTTCACCTTTTGCTCTTGCATCTGCAAATGCTTTACCAAATGGCATGGCATCTCTATTTGCTGCCGCTGGGGCAGGGGTTGCTGCCTGAGTTGGTGCTGGTGCTGCCGCAGTTTTTTCACCAGTTTCAGAATTTGTGCCATCTGGCATAGTTACATTTTGACCTTGAGCATTTACACCGGTATCTGGGTTTGCACCACCGGTGGGTGGCGGTGGTGTGCCTGCATTTTGTCCAAATGCTGCCACTGCTCCTGATGCTGGTTGTGCCGCACCTGCTGCTCCACCTGCCGATCCTGCTGCTGGTTGTGC